TTAAACAATTATTCTGGTTATACTAACGATGCATTGATAAAGAAGATTAAGTGCGAAGGCATTGGAATGTCTACTAAGGGAGACGCCGTCAAGCGACCATCTCACTACATGCTAGAAGATGGTACGGAAGTTAAGAACCACATTCGTTCTATTCTTGGCGATGAAGGGTTTAAGTCTTGGGCAATTGGCAACGCAATTAAGTATGTATCACGATACAAGGATAAGGGTAAGCCTATTCAAGATTTGAAAAAGGCACAGGAAAACATTCAAATGGTTATTGATGTGCTTAACAATCAAGAAAGCGATGACAAATTAAATAAACTAGATTTGTAATTATAGTTGCACTTAAAAAATAGCTGTGTTATACTATATTCATAGGCAAGGGGATAACCCCTAAACAGAAAGAAGGATATACACATGACTAACGAAAAGTACACACCATCATTTGAGACGTTGAAGCAATACGCAATTCACGAATTGGACGACAACCGATTGACACACTCAGCAACACGAACATACTTGTTGAGCGAGTTCAACGTATCAAACGAAGACATCGAAAAGGTGTTCGAAGAAATCAGCTAGACAACCAACGTCAACGGCTGAAAATGACGTAAAAAGCCGTTTTTTTGTGTATCTAAAGAAATGGAGCGTACCAAGATGACATCGTGGAAAGAATATAGAATTGCAGCTGATCATGAACGAGAAAAGTTTGACCAAGCGATTTTGTCGGTAGCGATTGAGCCGGCTTTGAAGAGTGCCTTGCAACAGGCTGGTAAAACCGTTGGAAGAAATCGCGGTGGGTCTAAGAGCATCATAAGGGAGGCGCTCACATCGTATTTTGATGAGCACCACGAGTTGTTAGATGATTAGTGTATTAGGGGAACAAAATGACTTGGACTAGTGAAGAAGATTTATACTTGATCAAAAACTACGGAATGACTCCGCAAAAAGAAATAGCTGAACATTTAGGAAAGAAACCGGCAACAATCAGGAAGCGTGCGCAACGAATGCGAGATACTGGCGCAATGCTCAATAAGGCATTCGTAACACGCCAAAAGGAACAGCCTGATGGGCGTACATACAACGTCAAGGAGATTGACGGAGAAGCATTTACATCTATCAAGGACAAGGGAGAAGCTGAATTGCTGGAATTTGTCGGTTTAAATCCTGATGAGTTCGCAATCAAGCAAAGTGGATCATACTTCAATCAATATGCTGACAAGACGTCGCTTAGAATTGCGTTTGAGCGCCGAGAGAAGCCTTTTGACATTGATTTGTATCTTGATAAGGTAAATAGCTATGGATTTACTAAAAAGGCGTCAGAGAGCGTTTTAAGCATAAATAACAGCATGTATGCAGTGCTTCCATTGTACGACATGCACTTTGGATTTGCTGATAGCGACGAATACTTTGAAAAGATTGGAGAAGTTGTTGGTGAATTGAAAGCACGACCGGTTGCAGAGTTGCTAATCATTCTCGGCGGCGACTACTTGCACAGCGAAACTGCGGAAGGTGTTACCAGTTCCGGAACATCAATTGACAGTATCGACTTAATGCAAGCCGTTACCGACGCTACAAACTTCATTACGGCGATTACAAGCGCGACTTCTGAATACGCCGGCAAGGTTAAAGTAATTGCAATTGACGGAAACCACGATCGCACGAGTTCGCAAATCATGTACCATACGCTGAATGCGATGGGCATTGATATTGAATATACCGGCGAGTTTGCTAGTTACCAACTCGGCAACGTTCCGATTGTTATGTATCACGGTGGAGGAGTTAAGAAGAACCGCTTGCGAGATACTGATTACTTGAAGTTCATTAAGTCTGAAATGCCTGACGTGCTGATGCAATCGTTGCAAACGGGAAATGATATTCACTGGTTCCAAGGACACTACCACACAACAACTGAAAAGACGGATAGTTTGTATATCCACCAAGTGCCGGCAATTACAAAGACAAGCGGATGGGAAAAGAGCAACGGCTTTGTTGGATCGCTTAACGGTATGAAGATTTACTACTTTGACGAGAACAAGCAACGCGGCGTGTTCAATTTATAGCATAAGATGAAAACATGAGATTGATTTTATGAAAAACAATTTGTTTTATATAGAAACATGCTTCGGATTGTTAGATATGAATGGAGACAGACCGGTTTCATTTGAAAGGATACACTTTCTTGAAGTTCACGGCCACAGATATGAATTTTCATCAGAAGAAGCTGATAGGCTTGTAGCTGGGTTAACCACTTTAAATGCTCGTAAAATTAAAGTTAGATAAATGCGGCGCATGTTCAATTTATAAGAAATTATTAAGGCAGCTTAATAGCTGTCTTTTTTTATTGACATAGATAAAAACGAGTATATAGTTATATATATAAACAAAGGAGATGTAAATAAATGAAGAAAATGCACGCAGGTATTAACAGCACATTGGCAATCGTGCCAATTTTCGCAATTCTGACGATGATGACATTGTTCGGATTTGATTTGATATTCGGATTGTATATGTATTTGTTTTTGTCTGTTTTTCCATTGATTGTTAGTTTTATTGTTTGGATCACAATAAAGGCTTTCGGAGGTTATAAGAATGCTTAATTACAATTTCAGTAGTTACAACGTCGGCGACTTGGTATCGGTAAAAGTTGATAAGAAAAAGGAACGCGAACCGGAAACGCCATACTTCAATGACTTCGATGAAAAAGCCAAGCAAAGCCACAAGGAATTTGAGGATGCTAAAATTCTATATATCAAGTTGCGCAAGTGCAATTACACTCGCAAGGATGTTCAATCGTTTACCGGGTGGGGATTTGGTCGCATTGACCGTTTGGCGCGTTGGTACAAAATGTCAGGATATGGAGATTAACACAATGAAAAAGGATTTTTTGATTATTACGGCTGCTAACTACAACCACTATAACTACGTTTACAAGTTGTTGCGCGACGGCGGCATGACTAAGGCGAAGGTGTCGGCTGTTATGAACGTATCGCATCAAAATGCGGATCGATTTGAATACGACTATACCAATGTAACACAAAAGGGGTTGACACGCCGATAAAAAAAGATAATAATAGTTGTATTGAGATGTGGGGCGGACCACCGCAACCACATAATATATCAATACATAATATACTAACGACAATTTACTTGTTGCTTTTTATTATAAAGATAGATGTACCAAAGGAGTTTAACGCATGCTATCAATACACAAGTCTAACGACCAGTTCCCGTTTAAGGAACACGACAAAATAGAAACGGATGGATATGTTCTATATAGAGATAATCGTTTTACAAAAACGACAATCAACAACCGTCATGATATGACGATGAGCAAGTATAACAATGCTGGATATGGTTATCAAATTTTCGACAAGAAAACATTTAGCAACGTTGGTAGCGTTTGGTTTTTAAATCAAGTTACTGGTGATACAACATATATAAGAGTATCGCGTTACCAAAGCACAGCACACAACCACTTCATTGCTGTATTAAGCGAACTAAATGATTTATTCAATGCAGCTGGTTATTCTTTTAAGTTAAAAACAAGCATCGAATATGCTCAAAAAATTCTTTTGAAAAACTTCGTTGGTGTTGAAAGCAAGAAAACAACATCAAAACGCGGAAAGAATGACCGAAGCAAAAAAAGTTCTTCTGTCGACGGTATTTCGTTTGATTTATCTGAAAAAGCAGCAACATACAAAAAGTACGCCAAAAGTGGAATGGTAGAAGCATAAGGAGTTTAAAATGGAAAACCGAGCATTCATTGCACAATACGTAATGAACAACATTACTTACTGGGAAAGCAAGGACACGATGTACACGGCTAACCCAGAACAAATCTTCAATCAGATGCGTAGGCGTTCACCACGTGGATATGCACCACACGCCAATGAAATTGCGGCAACACTTGAAAAACTACGAGATGATCAAGTCATCACATCAGCATTCAATGGCGAGCGTTACCACCAATACGGACGTGGAAAGAACTTTGCAGCATTTGCTGCCTTCTTGGAAGATGAACACGGGGCAAAGATTAAGAACGTTTAGACATAGATAAGCGCACGGAGATACGAAATGCTTAATGAAGCTACAATTAAAGGGGAGCTAAACGCAATCCGCAACGTGGAACTAATGAAGTTCCAAGATATTTTAGATTTGCCAGCAACAAACTTATTCGAGTCGATTACAGATAACGCGTTCTACACACCACATCAGCTGCTGACTATTGGTGGACGCCCTGACGTTGGTAAGACACAAATGGCAATGCACATCGCAAAGACGCAACTGTTAAATGACAAATACGTTGCTTACTTCGGACTTGAAGAAGAAGCTGGTGAGATATATACGTCTATTGAACGTTTTATACCCGTTGAGCGCGCTGAAAAGCTATTGGTACAAGATTATACCTACACGGAGTTAAACGAGCTTGCAGGGCGAATTAGAGCCATTTACGAACGTTATAACATCGACTTCTTTGTTGTTGACCAACTATCTTTGATTGACGTTGACGACACACCTGATTTACGAGCCAAGTTTGACCGCACACAACGAGTTTTGCAAGTACTAACTAAGGAGCTACCAATCACAATCTTGCAAATTACGCAAATGAACCGAGCATTGGAAAACGATGACGAAATGCCTGAAAATAAGATTGCAGAAAGTGATCGTATTTTTCAGAATTCGAAGTGGTTTGGTATTTTCTTCAAATTGGAAGATGTTGACAGCCAAACAGTTAAAATGGGTTTACGTATTCGTAAGAGCAAAAAGCGCAATGGATCATATGCCAATTATGTTTTCAAGTTTGATTACGAAGCGTCAACTATGTTCGAGTTAAAGGAGTTAAGCGACGATGAATATATCGATGAAGCAAGAGGAAAAACAAGCAATCGCGTTTCTGGGGGAAATAGCTTCGCTGACTGGGTACGATAGTTTCGTTGGACGTCATGCAATGGAGCTGTGGAATGAAATTGTTAAGGATAGTGACTATAAGCTGTATAACGGTACTTATAAGCCAGTTAAACGGTTTGAATTGCTGGTACACAATAACGGCATACCAATCAGGGTGGCTAAGTACGAAACGAAAGAATTTGCAAATGACGTGGCTAAGGCTGCGTTGGAACACGGACTGCAAGTATCAGGGAGAATATTATGAAGAAGTACAAGGTCACACAAGAATTTATGGACGCATTGGAAGAATGGAACAATAGCCATAAATATCCAGACGGTACAACTTTGATTAACCAACATACGCTAAATGATTTTCAAGAATATGTAACGGAGTGGCTGTTTGAAACTGGCACAACATTATCAGAAAGAAACGGGCGTTATGGTGCGATTATCAACTGGATTAACGGAGAAGATGTATTCAAGGTTGGAAATCCAAAATATATTGTGCAACGAAAAGAAGCTGGTTTGAGTGGTGTACATCAATACCTAAATTTGGGAAAAAATAGAAATGTTAGACTTTTTTACGGTTTGGCACACGCAACTCGTTTTGATGACTTTGAAAAAGCGTCAGAATGGGCTAATAAGTACTTTGAAGTGGTGGAAGTAGATGAATAAAGTTTTTGAAGCGTCAATTGAGCTAACAGAAAAGTTTGCCAGTGGTAACGAAATGAGTACAACTTCTAAAAGTGGTAAACGCACTACAAAACCGCGAATGTATAGATCTAACCACTACTCAAACCAAAAAAACGCTGTCAAAACTGTCGTTTGGGACTTGGCAGAAGAAGCGCACATTGAAATCAAAGATGGCGTTGCTTACAAGTTACGCGAGTTGTACGAGTACCCAGTTCCTGCTGTGTACTTAAAGACTAAGAAGCAACGAGCAGAGTTCTCACCGTCAACGTTGTTGCCAATCACTCGTGGTACGTCAGATATCGATAATACGATGAAGCCAATGCACGATGCAATGATGGACGCACTTGGGTTTGATGACAGCCAAATTGTCAGCATTGAAGCACACAAGCGGTACAAGATGGGCGACACTTATCGTTACTCGTTTGAACTATACGAAATGCCCAGCGGGGTAGAATTGGAGTTTTACGAATGAAAGTTATTTTAAGTTTTATCGTTTTTGCCATGATTGTATTCATTACATTCGGGCTGCCGTTCTCGTTCTTCTTTGCATCAGCGTTGATGCTTAAAACGACGTTAATTGTTGTTGGAATTGGCGTGTTGTTCTTCTGGGCGTTGTTCTTGTTTGAACTATTTGAACATTTAGGCGGAAATAATGACTAATAACGTTTTAGTTTTAGATGAGAAGAAAATTCGTAAAGGAAAGCCGGTTTGGCTGCCGTACGTTGGAAGCAAAAAAAAGATTAGCAAGAAAATCGTTGAAATAATCAAGCAGAATTTCGGGACAGATAAAACTGTCTATGACGTATTCGGTGGTGGTGGTGCAATAACTACCGAATTGATGATCAACGACATGGACGTTGTTTATAATGACTTAGATAAAACGATAACAGATATGTTTAATCAAGTTTTGCATCAAGATAGAGAATGGATTAAAACACTGATTGTTAGTAGAGATGAGTTCTTTATGATTAAAGATAAAGATGACAGAACAGTGGACGATGAATTGAAACTGTTAATCAATAGTTTTGGAAACAACCGTAATGGTTATATATACAGCAAAAAAACAAGCGACATAAAATATGATCTAGCTGTTGAGATTTTGGAAAAAGAAGACGTGCTTTCTGGGTATAAAAAAACGAAAACATATCTAACAGCCGTTGAGTTTTACGATGATAAACTTGGTTTCGTAGATAAATTGGAAAAAAATAGGAAATTACAACAATTTGGACAATTGCAACAATTGGAACAACTACAAAAATTTGGGGTTTTGTTGAAATCATCAAACGAAGATTATCATTTTTTCTCAAATGTAAAAAACGGTATTTTATATTTAGATTCACCTTATGAAAACGCCGCAAACGAATACAAAACAGGTGTTTTTGATAGCGAAGAGTTTTATAATTGGGCTTTCGATATGAGCAAACAAAATACAGTTATTATTTCTAGTTACGAAGTTAATGACAAGAGATTTGAACCAGTGTTTGAATTTAAAAACGCGCGGTCAACTTTTGCCGGCGGAAATAGTGGTAACAGAACGGAGAAGCTGTTCATGGTTAAGGCGGGGCTGTAAAGCCTTGCTTTTTTTGTTATAATGGTGAAAAACCGAAAGGAAATGACATGGCAAATACAAAAGCAAAATTGACTGCCAAAGAGCAGAAGTTTGTACAAGAATACATTCGTCTTGGTAACATTACGCAAGCTGCGATTATTGCCGGATATAACAAGCGCAGTGCCGGATCGCTTGGTTCGTCTGTCTTAAAAAAGGTTGATGTCAAGGCTTATTATGACGAATTGATGGCTGAAATGGCACATGACAGCATTATGGGCGCACGGGAAGCTTTGGAGCTGCTGACGAGCATTGCACGGGGCGAGACGAAGGAAGAAGTTGTTGCACAGACGGCAGAAGGTTACTTCTTGGTTGACAAACGAGCAGACATCAAGGACCGTTTGACTGCCACCAAGGAAATTTTGAAGCGTTATCCTGAAAGTGACCAACTAGAATTGGTTAAGCTGGAAGGTATGCGCCTAGAAAACGAATTGAAGCAACGCAAGCTGCAGGAAGAAAACGCTGGCGAACAATTGACGATTAACTTCGTGGGGTTCGATAATGAAAAAGATGACGCTTGATATGAATCTTAATTATACACAAGTTGTTGATGACCGTTACTTGCCAACATTAGCGCAACTTGCCGGAATTAAATCAGAAGAAGAATGGGAACGGCGTAAACTAAACAAGCAGATTGAAAACGATATTTAGTGGGGTTCGATAATGAAGACAATAACGCTTGATTTCCCACATGCTGTTGATGAGTCATACCACAAACTATTTACCAGTCGTGCGCGTTACATTGCGTTGAAGGGATCGCGTGGATCAGGGAAGTCGACAGCTGGTGGATACAAGGTTATACACGATATTATGAAATATCCATGGTTGAACTGGTTGGTTGTACGTCAATACCAAACAACACAAAAAGACAGTACATTTTCAAATTTGAAGCAAATTATTCATTCGCTCGGGCTTGAAAGTTTGTTTAAGTTCACGGTTAGCCCGCTTGAAATAACGTACATTCCAAACGGCACAAAAATTTATTTCAAGGGAGCAGATGACCCGTTGAAGCTAACTTCAATAAACCCTGCCGTCGGTAAGATTGCCCGCGTATGGTGGGAAGAAGCGTACGAACTGAAAAGCGATGACGACTTCGACAAGGTTGACAAGTCTATCCGTGGTATTCTGCCAGAAGGTGGCTTCTATCAACACTTGCTGACGTTTAACCCGTGGAGCGACCGGCACTGGTTGAAACGGGAGTTCTTTGACGAAGAGACGCGTAAGAGCAACGTGTTGTCGTTCACGACTACTTATAAGAACAACGCCTTCCTTGACGATGACTTCATTCAGATGATGGAAGAGATGAAGGTCAAGAACCCTGACCGCGCACGTGTCGTTGTATACGGCGATTGGGGAGTTGCTGACGGTCTTGTGTTTGATGGACTGTTTGATCTTGAAGACTTCGACATCGACGCAATCAATGGACAACTTATCCAAGGTCTGGACTTTGGTTTCACTCACGACCCGACAGCGTTCATTCGTGCAAAGGTCGTAGGAAGCGATATATACGTGTTTGACGGCTTTTACCAGCAAGGGTTACTAAATGACCCTATGGCACGTTTAATTGCACAGCACAGCGGTTTAGCGGGCAAGGTGTACGCAGATAGCGCAGAACCTCGAACGATTACAGAACTACAAACACGTGGACTACGTAACGTAATTCCAGCCGGTAAGGGTAAGGACAGTTTGGTGCAGCGTACGGAGTTCATGAAGTCGTACAAGTACCACATACACCCGAGTGTTTCATGGCTTGCTGACGAGATGAGTACGTACGTTTACAAGAAGGACAATTTTGACAAGCAGCTCAATGTTCCTGTTGACGGAGACGATCACGCTATTCAGGCTCTTGGATATGCACTTGAACCGCTTATCTTTACTAATAAGGGCGGTAACTACATGACGTATCAAGAACGTGTACAGGCTGTAAAAAATATTGGTTTATAGTACAATGAAAGCACGGGAAACCGTGTTTTTTATTTTGCAAAATAAAGAAAGGTAACAATATGAATTACGAATACGATATTAAAAAGCAGGAGAACTTGTTATATCAAGATGACCCTGCGAACTTAACTAACGAGCGAATTATGGAGTTTGTTCGGCACTTCTACAACATTCAACGTCCGCGGTTGAAGAAACTAGACGCATATTACCGGGGATGGGATGAAGGTGTTTTGGAAACTGGAAATCGCCGAGCACAAGAAGGTTACGCAGACTATCGACTAACTCACCCGTTCGCACAGGAAATTGCAGACTTTCAAACTTCTTTCTCAGTTGGTAATCCAATCGGAGTTGAGGCTGAAAGCGAACACGATGCACTTGATGCTGTAAATGATTACAATGACATCAACACACTCAACAACGATTTGTTCTTGGACATGACTAAGTATGGTCGTGCTGTTGAATTAACTTATCGTGATGGAGACAATGAACGGATTGTGCGACTGGACCCGTTGAACACGTTTGTTATCTATTCTAACGACGTTGATCCATATCCAATCATGGCGGTTCGATTGTCAGAACGAATGGTGATCGACCAAACAACGCAAGTGGGTGTTGTGTTACCAAACCCAATCAAGAAGTACATCGTTGAATATTGGACAGAAGACACGCACGCCGTATCGAATGAAATTGTATTGGTTGACAATTTTAAGATTGCATACACGGAAGGTTTAGTTACGATGCCGGTAGTTGAATACTGGAACAACACGCTGCGAACTGGTGACTATGAGAATGTTATCCCGTTGATTGACGCATACGACGCTGCACAATCTGATACCGCTAACTACATGACAGACATGAATGACGCTATCCTGACTATCAAGGGCGATATTGACAGTTTGTTTGACGGAGCTGACTTGATGATTAACCCTGATGACAAGGACGCTGCGATTAAGTTGGCTAAGGCTAAGCAAGAGATGCTTAATGAGATGAAGAATGCCCGCATGTTGTTGTTGAAGTCTGGTATTTCAGCAACTGGAACACAAACGAGCGTAGACGCTAACTACATTTACAAGCAATACGACGTTCAAGGTGTCGAAGCTTACAAGACACGGCTATACAAGAATATCCACGCGTTCAGTCGTACGCCTGATGTATCGGATGACAACTTCGCTTCTAATGAATCTGGTGTTGCGATGAAGTACAAGCAACTTGGTGTCATCCAATTGGCAGCCACAAAGCGCCGACAATTCGAGAAGGGTCTTTACCGCCGATACAAGATTATCCAAACGCTTGAAAACGCAGTATCTGGTAAGTGGGACATTGACTACAACGATATTCGCTTTACGTTCCACGACAATCTTCCGCAAGACGACATCACAACGTTGCAAGATTTGGTACAAGCAGGCGCACAATTCCCACAAGAATACCTTTTGCGCTTTGCACCGGGTGGAGTTGACGTTGATGAATTGATGCACATGATGGATGAGCAAGCTAACGACCCAGAATACACACGACTAGCACAACGATTGGAGGCGGTAAACGATGACACCACGGGAACTGATGTATAAGTTCAGCAAGGGGCAAATCAAGCTTGACGAAAAGAACGCCAAGGAACTTGAAAAGCTAATCAAGGGAGTATCCAATGAATTTCTTGTTTGGTGGTCTGAATTCGTTGACAAGAACCCTGAATACACGCACGCAAACGACAGCCACCGACCTGACAAGGATTTGCTTGATGAGTTGAAAGAATATGCAGAAGATAATGACATCAAGTTAACGGCAGTACGCAATAACGATGATTTGATAAATGCTGCCACACTTTTATTTAGCTCTGTTTTGGCGTATAAGGCGATCAAGCTAATCGGCGATAAGTTATCAATTGAATTGACAAATACGGCTCAAATTGGACGAGAAGTGTACTCAATCAAGAACAACAAGCTAGGCGTTGAAGTTATCGATGAGTTGCTTGACGGCGTGCGGTGGTCTGATCGCATTTGGACGCATCAAGCGCAATTAAAGAGCGATATGTATCGTATCATGAAGAAAACGCTGCTAAACAACGATGTAGCGACTGGTTACACCAAGGAGCTTCGCGACAAGTACGGCGTGTTCAATTATCAAGCTGACCGTATTTTGCGAACAGAAGCCGCACGGGTTTCTGGACGCCAACAAGCACACGATATCAAGCAAGGTGGTTTCGATAAGATGGAATGGATTGCAAGTGCCGGAGCGTGTGTGCATTGTGCGCCACTAGATGGCAAGGTTTTTCGCACTGATAAGTTTGGCGAAGATCCTTACGTTTTGCCAAAGCATCCGAATTGCCGCTGTTCTGTTGCAGCTGCTGAATAAAAAATGGAGATAAATATGATTTTTGAATATAAGGGAAAAACATACGATACTGCTCGCAGCACCGGAGAAACGTCTACTAATAGGTTGCAAGTTACTGACGATGACGAACTAAAATTGACAGTTGTGCATTCTTATTTTCAAGATAGCGCGACCGATTTACTTAAACATAATGAATTAGATATTCTGTTTTCATTGGCTTTAATTTCGGCTCGATACAATGATTTAATTGAAGGACTAGGAACGGATTATGAGCCGATTGCTGGGCTTTATCCTGAATGGATTTTAAATGCGTTAAGTTTGCGGCAACGACAAGGTGGCATTGACATTGCTAAATGGGCAAGATAGGCGTTGTGGCTGCTGAATAGCAGTGTTATAATATAATTATCGAAGCGGCGAATTGTTCTCTTGTCGGCTAAGTCATTAAAAAGCCGACACATACTAGTTAGACGACGATGGCTCGCACCTTAAGTCCCACAACTGTCCCCGTCCGGGTTCAGAGTTGCCGTCCGGCAGCGTGGGCATACATAAAGCGTGTGTGGCGGAATAGGTAGACGCTAATTGAATTATAAGACACAGGTGGTGGAAAAGGTGCCCGTATGACGAAGCCTAAGTTAGCCAGATGAGGCACACACCTATAACTCACGGAATACATTGATTTTTAAGCCAACGTAATCAGTTTACAGATTGAAATACAAAGGTAGCTTCTAAGTCCGCGGGATGTCATGTCAGGTGCAAATCCTGACCGCATGCATAATACCCGGGTAGCTCCCGGTTTATGGTGGATACGCGTTTGTAATTAAACCAATCCGATTAGGGCGACGGAGAAGCACACCCTTGATCAAAGACCGCACTAAACCTTTTAAACGGTGTGCGGCCTTTTTATATAAACAGAGGTTATCAACATGCAAAAAAACAATATTATAAAAAACGGCAATGATATTAAAGCAGATAAAATTGTGTTAGGTGGTGAAACGACAGTCATTACTGGCGAATTTCTTCTTGATGAAAACAATCGCATTCTGGAAATCAAACACGACTAAAACAGTTGTGCTATAATTTAAATAGTTAATATCGAAAGACCGCAGTGAACCCGTTAAATGGCTGACGGTCTTTTTTATTCAAACAGGGGGTTATATTATGCAATATGCAGCATTTGAAGGTCATCTTGGCGAAAGTTATGTAGCAGAAGTGAATGGCGATGAAGATATTGAGCGTATTGAAGAAGTGTGTGATATTTGTTTCGATGGTGATTTTGTATTAGGTATATACGAAACTAAAGAAGAAGCTGAAAAGCATTTGCAAGAGTCCGGCTGGTAAGTCGGTCTTTTTTTATGCAATAAAACGTTAGTAGTTGTAAGTTTATGCACTTAAATGTATAATATACACAGTAGCAAACGCTACGTAATTAAAATTTTGACTACGTGGGGCGAATAGGTGGGCGCAAGCGTGCTGAAAGCCGTGCGAACGGAGGTTATCATGTCAGAAGTAATCGAACAAACGACACCGGAAGCAGAAGCAGATGGCGCTGTGGAAACTTTGCAGCTTACTCCACAGGAGTTGCAAGCTAAGCTAGACGCGGAAGCTGACAAGCGTGTTGAAAAGGTTCTATCAAAGAAGCAAGCCGAGTGGGAACAGCAATTGCAAGACCGTTTGGCAGAAGCTGAAAACAAGGGTGCCGAATATGCCAAGATGACGGCTGCTGAAAAGGCAGAAGCAGATTTGCAACAACGATTGGACGCACTTGAACAACGCGAACAAGCAATTAAGCAACGCGAACTATCCGCCAGTGTTGCAAGCGACTTGGCTGAACAAGGTTTGCCAACTGAATTGGCTGATAACCTAACGGCTATTGGAGACCCTGCCGCTATTAAGGAATGGGTTTCTACTATTAAGGACACTATCTCTACGGCAGTTAATGAGCAGGTAAAGGAACGTTTGAATACAGGCAAGCCAACATCAACGGCGACTAACTTGAACGCAAGCGATGATCCTTTTGCTGCGATTGCTGCCAAGTATAAGTAAAGGACATTAAAAAATGGCTACACAACTATTTTCTGAACGATTTGTAGGCTTGTTGCCTTCTGTATTCCGCGCACAAGCTGCGTTTGCCGGTGTGTTCGGAGACTTGCAAGCGGTTGATGGAGTTTCTGACTCTGACACCGCTATGCGCGTTAAGACAAACGACTTGCCAACGGTTGTTGGTACGTACTCAACTGACACCAACGTTGCGTTTGGTACTGGTACGGCTAACTCATCACGTTTCGGACAAATGAAGGAAGTTATCTATAAGGACGTTGCTGTTCCTTATTCAGCTCCTTGGACTATCCACGAAGGTTTGGATCGCTTCACGGTTAATGCTGACTTGCAAGCCGCTGTTGCTGACCGTTTGGACAAGGCAGCACAAGCAGAAGTACGTGCATTGAATGCACAATTGGGTGCTTACTTGGTATCTAATGCTGCTGCTGACTTGGGTTCAGTTGATGATGTTGTCGCTTTGTTCGACAAGGCTGACGAGCAAATGACTGAACTTGAAGTTAATGTTCCAATGTCAGCGTATGTTGCGCCAGACGTTTACAACAAGATTATCGATAACACGTTGACGACTACTGGTAAGAAGTCATCTGTAAACATCGACACTAACGGTGTTGTTGAGTTCAAGGGCTTCAAGGTTTACAAGGTTGCTTCAAAGTACCTTAAGAATGCTGAAAAGACTGTTAAGGCTGCCTTCGCACCTGACGGAGTTGGACGTGCGTTTGCTGGTATCTCAACTTTGCGTACTATCGAAGCTATCGACTTTGACGGTATCGAATTGCAAGGTGCTGGTAAGACTGGACAATACATTTCAGATGAGAACTTGAAGGCGGTATTCACTGCCGGTGCGAGTAGCAACTAACCCAGAACCACGCTTGCTAACGTCTTTCCGGGTAGATAACACAGATATCGCAGGAAGCGTTGGTGGAAATGCAACAATTAAGGCTTCTTACTTCACACCTGCTGATGCAACTGACAAGTCATTGACTGCAACTGTTGATGACAACACCGTTGCAACACTGACTGACAACAAGGACAATACTTACACGGTTAACTTCTTGAAGGCTGGCACGACTCAAATCCATTGGGTTGCAAATGACGGCGGGGGAGCTAAGGCAGACGCTAACGTAACAGTAACAGCACCAGCTGAATAATACGGGGGTATAACATGACAGCAGCGCAAGATTACTTAAAGCTAATCGACAGCGACACGACAATTGAAGATAAGTTGGACATCATCGAAAAGTTGACTAACCAACGCTTGGCGGTGTTGCTGGGCGTTGACGGTGTTGACAATATCCCTGATAAGTTTGCTTATATTACTAGCGCGGTTGTCGCTGCGCGGTATGTACGAATTGGTAACGAAGGCGTTAACAGCTACTCACAAGATGGTTTGAGTTTGTCGTTCCCAGACGATGATTTCGGCGCTTATATGACCGAGATTAACGGGTTTAAGAATGGCGATGACTTTTACAAGCCACGTACTGGTCGGTTTACGTTCGTTTAAGGGGGGTCATATGCTACTTAATAAACGAATTAAGCTAATTACGGTACAAGGCACAAACGAGCCGCATGATCCACGAAAAGGATACGATACAACTGAAACCGAAACATTTAAAACAGTGAACGTAACTTCGTTATCACTAGACAAGGTTCAACGTGATTATGGCGTACCAAATGCCGCGATGAAGAACGTACGCACGCTTACGCCACTCGGAAAGTTTGACTTTATCGAGATTGACGGCGTTCGTTATGTTGAGTTTGCCCGTCAAGAGATTGGCAACATCAATTCACTTACAGTTAAGGAGTTGAACACATGACGCTAAAAGGTGCAGATAAATTCATTCAAGCGGTAAATGCAAAAGGTGCAAACGTACGACAAGTTTCTGACATTGTGCGTTCCAAGACTAGCGACATTCAAAGTCAAGCGCAACGACTTGAACCAGTTAAAACTGGCAATTTGAAGCGCCAAACAACCGTTTATTTATCAAATCAACAACGACAAATCGTTGGAATGGTTACAGCTAGCGCCATGAACCGTGGTTTCAATTATGGTTATGCACAAGAACATGGTACGCGATATATCACTGGTAAGCACTTTTTGGAAACGGCTTACAACGCTAATAAGCAAGACTTTATCAACAAAATTAAGGGGGTCGTTAACAAATGAACCCTGATTACGAATTGTACCTAACGGTTGCCGGCGCTTTGATTGACGCCGGTATTACCGTATGGGACGAAAGTCCGGACTTCACGGACAAAAAGCTGACTGACAAAATGCCGTATGTAGTCATTACGGACACTTCAATGAATAACCCGACGGTTGCGAAACACGTTGCAATGTATCAAACTTCTATTACTGTAAATGTGTTCTCTCAACAACAAAACCGCCGTGGTTTAGAAGAATTGAAGGTTAAGATTTACGACATTTTATTCAAGTTACAGCGTTCTGAACATTACCGTTTCATCATTGATCCAAACACAACGGTGAACACGACATCGCAAATGCGATACGACAACTTTATCGGGTGGTTTGGTCAAATTGATGTTACTTACAAAACATTTGGAGGCTAAAAATGGCAGAATTACCAGCAACTGACTTCGGTGGGAAGGTTGTTATCGCAGCCCGACTATTGGACGATGCCGGAAAGTCGGCAGGGCAAAAGTTTGCCTATGAAACGACACACGAATACCACAAGACGCGAGACAGCAATGACACGGCGACAAAGGATGGCGTTATCTATTCTTACGGAGACGTGGCTACTGAATTGACGGTTGAAATGATTTCATCTGACTTTGCTTTGAAGGACATGATGGAGTCAGCTATTGACAACAACTCGATTGTTGAGTTCTGGCGTATCTTTACTGACCGTAAGGGAACAGCAGAAGGTTCTTACGTTATGGAATACATGCGTGGTCGCATTAACGACTTCGACGAAAACGCTGATGCTGACGACTTTGTAACGTTGTCATTGGACGTAAACATCGACGGAAAGCCACAAAAGGGCGAGGGAGTATTCTCAGTAACTGATAACGATAAGGGTTACGAGTTCCGCGATTTGTCAGTAGTAGCAGCTCCGGCAGGATAATCACTATTAAACGTTACATGGCGCCGTAAATATTAAGCAAACAAAAACATAAGAGGTATAAGTAATGCAACTAACTATCAATGATAAGGACTACACGTTCAAGTTCGGGCTTCGTTTTGTCCGCGAACTAGACAAGACAATCCAAAAGACTGAAAATGGCGTTGAATTTGGCGTAGGAACATCTGTAAAGATGGCGCAATTGATTTTGGATCGAGACTTGACGGTCCTATCAGACATTTTGGTGATCGCCAACCAAACAGAGACGCCACGTATCAAGGCTGTTGACTTAGATACTTTCATCGAAGAGCATGACGACGTTGAAGGACTTTTGAATGATGTTATTGCTGAACTCGAAACTTCTAATGCTACGGCGTCAAAAACAAAGCCCTTTCGAGAGATGAAGGACTAAAATTAAATAACCCAGATAGCGCAGCCACATACCGAAATTATATCGTGAATGGGCTGCGTTATTTTTGTAATGACATCCGGGAAATTGAACGCATGACGCTGGCTGAATATGACATTTATATGGAAGCGACCGAGCTTAAAGAACTTGATAAGCGCATGTTTATACACGAACAGGCATGGGCTAACCAAGCTGTAAAGTCAACAACAGGTGGGAAGAACCCGAAGCCAATTTACAAAAACTTCCAAAAGTTCTTCGGTGATGCGTTCGAAAAGACAGTAAAGAAGATACAAAAACAACACAACCCGGAGTTGTTCCCTGATGACATCTCTCACGCCAAAAAAATAAAGGAAGAATTTGGCGGGTCACTTGGTATCTTGAACAAATTGAAAGGTAATTAACAACATGTCAGAAAGTTATACAGTTGAAGCGAAACTTGTCGCAGACTTGGATGGATATACTCGCAACATGTCCAAAGCAGCTGATCAGATGTCTGACTTTGAGCGTTCAAATAATCGTTCAACAAGCAAAATAAACGACCATCTAAACTCGCTTGGTAAAGGTATGGCTGTTGCCGGAGCTGCTATCACGGCAATCGGTGTTAAGTCATTAAAGAGTTTCGGTGATTTTCAGGCTTCTCTGAACACGGCGGCTGTCATCGCCGGTGGTACTTCCAAAGATATTTCAGGACTGTCTGATGTTGCCAATAAAATGGGTGCTGATTTGCCTTTGAGCGCACAAGACGCTGCTGACGCCATGGTTGCAATGGCACGAGATGGTGCTTCAATTAGCACGATTAAAAAAGAATTTCCGGCAATCGCACAAGCAGCTACTGCCGCAGGTTCTGACTTGCAAGCAACCGCAAGTATTGTACAACAGTCAATGAATTTGTGGGGAAAGTCGCTTAAAAGCCCACAACGAGCAGCGGCTATTTTGACACAGACAGCAAACGTTTCTAATGCTTCTGTTGAAGATATGCAACAAGTATTGGCCGACGTTGGTGGTACGGCCACAACGGTTGGTTATTCAATGCAGGATGTTGCCACAGCTGTCGGATTGCTTACTAATCGTGGTATTCCGGCAGCACAAGCAGCACAGAACCTTAACTTTGCCATTACAAGAATGATTAAGCCTTCTAAATCTGCACAAGCAATTATGCAGGACTTGGGAATTTCATACTACGATACTTCAGGACATATGAAGTCGTTAAGTCAAGTAGCTTCAGAATTAAACAGCAAGACGCAAGGCCTTTCGCAAGAACAAAAGAACCTTTACTTGACAACGTTGTTTGGCCAAACTGGATTTAAGGTTATGAGTGGTTTGATGGCTGCGACCGCCGACAAAACAGGCAGCGTTACTACTAGTTGGCAAGGCATGAGTAAGGCAATCAACGACGCTTCAAAGGATGGGCAAACGTCAACTGAATTCTTGCAAAACCAAGCTGCTGAAATGCAAAAGAACGTTGGTTCAAAACTTGAACAAGTTTCTGGTAATTGGGAAGCTCTTTCAAATGCAGCGCAAGATAAGTCATCTGGTGTAAGTATTGCATTTTTGAACATGACTAATTCAGCTTTGACTTGGGCAAAAGAAAGCCACAGTCCGTTCGCGCAAGTTATACAAGACTTCATTGGTTTGGCGCCAGTTA